TCCTGCGCCGCCCATGCCGCCTGTGCTGATAATACAACACGGAGAAAAATGGCAAATTATATCCGACAATTAATACCAACCATATCAATAACCGATAATCGACAAACAATTCGTCTTGCTGATTATGTCGGGAATCGTCCCAATTGGTATGATGGTTACGCGTCGTCGTGGGGTATCCTCACGGCATGCGGCGCTGATGATGAGGGGACGCCCCTCAACGAGGAAATTTGGTGGGGCGATGAACCGATCGACTGGGAAATCGTCTTGCACAACCTCGATGGTTTCCCTTGGTCTGAGCTGGAGGACGACCACATTAATGTCATTAAACACAACGAGTGTTGGGGAGAAGTCCCGGTGCTCATAAAAGTTGACAAACAAAAAAGAATCGTCACCGTTTCGACGCCGTACGGTATCGAAGCAGAATATTATTTGGAGGAATGGAAATAGTCATGGCAAAAGTAAAAATCGGCAATACATTTTTAGAAGCGCGGCGCGAATGCACGCTTGAAGCGTGGCGCAAATCGTACCGCAGAGAGGTCGGGGAGCGTATGTTAACGAAAGACATTTTCTCACGTGTTCGTGCGCGTACCGGCGATCATGTTCTGATTACAACGCGCGGGGAATGGGGCAGGTCTGATATATTCGCGCGTTGTAAATTTTGTGGCGGGTTAACAATTTACGGCGTGTGTCAAACCCCTGAATGTGGTTCGGCATGTATATGTTGTCGTTGTGGTAGGATTCTGCAACCGGACGGATATACATGGAAGCGCATGGTTGTACAATCCCAAAATTTCACACATACATATTGCGACGTGTGCGCAGAAGAAGAATTTCCGCACCTGTATAATTGCAAATCTATGCTCGGAGTTAGATACTATGGAAACAATTAGAATATCTATGTTGCCGAACGTGCAGGACTGCTGTCGTCGTGCGTGTGTAAATCAGTTCCACAATATTATTATTGATGCAGGGTACAGTCTAAACGATAGGCGCGTTGGGATATATACGGCTGTAGGTAATGGTACACATGCAGCAATTAGAAACCTGTTGTCATATAAAATTGTCACTGGTCAAACGAATAAAGAAAAAGACAATGTAGATGCAGGTATTGCAGAATATGACAAATCGGTAAAAGAAGCCGATGAACCGCTTATATACGACAAAATAACACCAACACACGATGCAGCATATAAACAGATTGTGCGTTTTGTAAAAATTTTCCGCCGCGACGTGGAACCGCACTTAAAATTTCCGGAGACTGCGACTGATGATAAATGCATAGAGCGAGACGTTGAACGCAAGGTCAAGGGTTATACAGTGCGAGGACACATTGACATCACGACATTCAAAACCATATTCGACACTAAAACTGGAGCACGAATACGGCCATATCACACACAACTAGGTGGTTATGGTAATCTGGCAATATCCGACGGCGATCCCAAGCCGGAGCATTTGGCTATCATACATATACCACGGGTGTCACTTGACAAATCGTATCCAGGCACTAAATTTATTAAATATGACGTAGATTTCTGTCTTAAAGAATCTTGGTATGTTATAAATCAGTTAATACGCGATGTTGAAGATTTTAAAATTAAAGGGGATCCGGCCTGTTTCAAGGCAAACCCTCAATCAACATTGTGTAGCGATAAATATTGCCGCGCTTATGGCACGGACTTTTGCAAATATTTCCAACGATAAAGGAGCTTTATTATGTCACAAAAAAAAACCGAGAACAGAAAAAATGCCACAATCGAATCAAAAGAGCATATACTGCAAACCATTTTTGACAAAATGGAAATGACGTATAGTATTCCCAAAGCTCATATACCAAATATTTTGCGGAATACCTCTTTTAAAATGGACAAAGGAAACGCTGTAAATGATGCGGAAATGGCCTCTCTCTTGTCAGTAGCGGAAAAGTATAAGCTGAATCCATTTACCGGTGAAATCACGGCATTTCGTAACAAAAAGGGTGTTGTCATGCCGGTAGTAACGATTGACGGCTGGCTAAAGATAATGAATAGTCACGATCAACATGACGGTTTCACTTTTAATTATCCAGAGGAAACAACTGAGAACGGGGACAAAGTACCCCATATGATAACGTTTCAAAAAGGGAAAAAGTGTTACCCCTGGCTTGAAATAGTTATATATCGGAAAGATCGTAAATACCCCATTGTAATACGTGAACATCTTGATGAATGTTATAATGGGAATAAAAGTTATCCGTCCCCGTGGGATACACATACCAAGCGCATGTTACGCCACAAGACAATTATACAAGGCATACGTGTTGCATACGGTGTGAGCGGTGTTTATGATCCAGACGAAGCAGAACGTGTCAACCAGGCAATTGAAGAGGAAGGAAAAATTAGTGAAGAAATGGAAAAGCCTGAAGATGCAAAAGACATTGTAAGCGACGAACCTACACCAATAGAGGAACAGCCAGCAGAAAACGATGATACAATACCAGAAGTAAACGAATCTTCATTGATAGATGATGAACAGACAAATATATTCGTCCAAGAGTCAGAGGTGGAAGAAGATTCTGATACTGATGATGATTTTGACATATTTTAAAAAAAAAGGAGAAAACGACATGAAATTCAGAATTAGAAATTACCGTGCAATTTCAACCGCGGATATAGAGCTGTCAAAAATAACAATGATTGCCGGTAAAAACGCGGCAGGCAAAACATCATTGATAGATGCGATACGATCTGTTTTGGCATGTAATCCAAACCCATTTTCAGATGTTACAAAAAAAGAAATGTCGATGCTGGTTCATTCCGGCACACCATCTGGATATGTCGAGGTAATTGACGGGGAAAATAAGGGCAGAATAGATTACCCGAAAGCAGAATATTCGGCAGTGGGAACACCCCCTGCGCTGTCAACTATATCATCAGGCATAGATTCCCTTGTCGATTACAAAACCAATGATCGTATCAATTTTGTTGTTGACATGATGCAAGCCTTACCAACCAAGGCGGAATTGGAAAAAGAACTGGCCGATAATAACATCATTCCTTCAGGCGATAATTCAAAATATTTCGTAAAAATATGGGAGGAAATAACGCTGAACGGATGGAACAATGCCTACAAAAAAGCGAAAGAAATGGGAGTGAAGCTCAAAGCAAAATGGGAATATATTACCGGTCAAAAAAAATGGGGTATACGTGTTGGTGAACAATACCAACCAGCCGCTTGGAGTCCGGAGCTTGAAAAAATCCCTGAAGAAAAATTAATTGAGGAATTAAATGAAGCGAAAGAATGGTATGAAGCCGCCGCAAAAGATGTTGCAATATCAGCCTTTGAGGTCGAAAGGCTGACTGCCATATGTAATAATACTGCCGATGTCAAGAAAAAATATGATAATATTGTAAAGCAACAGAATGTTGTTGACAAGGAATTAGCAAGTAAAAAGGCTGCTCTCCGTATGATGGAAGGCACTAGGGAAATACGCAATCTGGTGTGTCCATCTTGCAATGAGAAATTAACATTGACAAATGGCGAATTGAAAAAGATACCAGAGGAGAAATACAAAAAAGCCCAAAAGGGCAAAGAGGAAATTGAACAATTGAAAAAAAATATTGAATCGTTGCAGGCGCAAAATAACAGGCTGTTAAAATCATTCGGGGAAGAAAAGGCCGCCTTAAAAGTATGCGAAGAGTCAAAGAAAAAATTGTCTGCTATTGAAAAAAACAAAACAAGAGCTAATGATGCGGATATAGAAAAAGCAAAAAGTAAATTGACTCTAGCCCAGGAGAGATATGACGCATACAAACTATACAAAGAAGCTCAATCTGTGCATAATAACATAGTCAGAAATCAAAAACTGTGTAATATCCTTTCCCCGGATGGTATACGCAATAAAAAATTGACAAAAGCATATGCAACGATTAACAACTCAATGAAAATGATAACCGATCAAGCAGGGTGGAAACCTGTTGAAATTAATAATAATTGTCAGATATTATCCGGGGGGGTCCCATACGGCCGGTTAATCGCAAAATCTGAACGATACCGTACACGGATATTATTACAGCTAATGGTGGCAACCAAACTAAAATCGCGGCTTGTAATCATTGACGATACAGATGAACTCACACCGAGCGTAAGAAATGATTTGATTAAAATACTAATTAAATCAGACTTGAATGCGATTATTGTATCTGCAATGGACAAAAAAACAGATATGCCCGACCTGTCAAAATTTTCAGGTCTGGCATATTGGATTGAAGGAGGTACTATATCATGAGTCAAGAACAAAAATATATAACACCGAAACAATTGGCTAAGAGATGGAGCATATCACCGAATACCCTGCGAAACTGGCGACTATCTGGAAAAGGCCCCAAATATGTTAGATTCGGGAAATCATCAAAAAACTCTGTGAGATATCCTATTTCGGAAGTCGAAAAATACGAAGGGTCGCTACAAAACGAATAAGGCATAGACTCCGTGTCTGATAGCCCAAGCCCGGCAAATTTACCACTTAAAAAAAATATGGGGTACTTTATATGTACCCCATTATTTTACCGTTTCAGTTCTCGATCCCATAGTGTTTTTTTCCAGATGGATACCGATCTGGTGTATGTATACGCTATCAGCGTATTCGGTTCCCCCGGTTGCGGCAATGCGCCTTACTCTTGGAATTACCATAGCGCCGATTTTATAGGTTGACAAATTAACACTTCCAACGTCAAAATAAAAATGTGTTAATGCTGCCGTTCCGTCAGGTATTGTGCATTCGGTGGTATATGATGTTTCCGTAAACGTTTCATCGGTATCCGCCATTGCTAACCATATTGTAAACTTGACATACCTGTTTGCACCTGTATTCTGAGCGCTCTTAATACTGAAATGCACATGTAAATGCCCTGTTGTAGTCTCTTTCCAATAATGCGGAATTTCATTTGCCTCACAATCTATGTAATCATTAACGCCGAAAGCGTAGGCTCCTGTATTTGCAGTTAAATTCTCCCATGTGGGTGCGTCTGACGCCGGAACTTTACCGGTGTGAATTGTGAATTGTAAATCTTCATAAACAGAATTTTGCAATTCAATGGTTTTATTTGCTCCGCACGTAATTTTCAAATCTGACGCTGCGCGACAAGCTGTGTTAATATTCCCGTCTGTACCGTCATAATTAATTTTCATATCATTTAAAAGGCCAAATAGAACGCTCTTGTTGTCATTCTTAATCATTAAATTTCCATCTTTGTCTATAATTACAAGTGGTGTCCATCCTACACCATTTGTAGAAAATTCCAGTCGGTTTTTAATGTGATTGTACCATATCAACCCTGCATACTGCCCGCTACCTGATGTTGAATCCGCAAAACTTATGGTTCCGTATGCTGAAGTTCCGCTACAAATAGTCATACCGTGAGAATTGCCTGTTCCGGTTGTGCCAACGACCAAGTTACGGAATGCGGAATAAAATGCATCCGGGTTTGTGGTTATTATACCTACATTGCCGCCAAAATAACTTTTGGCGCTTGATTTTTGATAAAACGAGCCGTCTATTTCGAGTCTTTTGTTTGTGTTGTCCCAGAAGAGATTGGCATTATCCTCTGAAACCAGCCCGCCGGCACCGGCAAATAAAACGCTGCCGCTTGTTAATGCTGATAACGTTAATGTGCCTGCTGTTGACAAATTTTCGTCCCCAAACGTAATTGCTCCGGTTGAATCTATAATGCTGCCGGATGCTATTGTCATAGTATCCATTGTGATAGAAGTACCGCCAGCACCTATAAGATCGCCGTTTAAATTCAATCCCGCGAATGTTGGTGTAGCGGATGTGTGGATGTCTTGTGCAGTGTCAATTAAATTAGAATACAATCTAAAATTTACTGATACATTACAAGGTTCGTAAATCTTCTGTTCTGTCCCGGCATGCCCTTCGTAATCACATCGTTTTATTAACAATCGTCCGTCGGTTGCGCAATCACTCGCTTGGAATATAATTGTTCTATTGGTCAATTCAGATAGTGCGTTAAAATAATTTCTATTTAATACAATTCCAGGTTTACCCATATTAGCTCTCCACAGAAGGACATCCCAATTCGTAAACATCTATATTCATTAACCCATTGGAATTATGCATAATTTCATCAGCATATAAGGTTTCATTAAGATGTATTTTGTCGTGTTCATCTACAGTATAATCAACATTATAAGTCAATTTTCCAGTCATTAATTGACCAGTTCCCCAATGTACAATTGACTTACTATCGTCTTGAAATTTATATGATAACGGATTCGACACTGCGCTAAATGCGGGAAAGGTTAAGTTTTCGAGACATGGAGGTGTTGTAATTTCTGGCGAATTTCTATTTCTCGAACCTGTAATATAATCATCTATTGTAAAGGAATCATCTGCATATATTTCTCGCATCTGGAGTAATGAAAATTCAACAATATTTTCATCTATTTTATTTACATTTTTGTTTATAATCCTATATGGCATACTTGCATTATATTCATCGCTGTCAATTATAATTACATCGCCTACCTGTAAATATATAAATGACAAATTAGTTTTCAAATAACCATTTGCAAACGGATAGCTTTCTTTTTTCATTATTTGGTGCAGCCTGTAGGCCACAGCCGGAGGGTACGAAAAACCAGTTAAATCTACTACCTTTTCACGTTTTCCACCTGTAAATGATATATTCGCTTCATTTTTTGCGGTCATTGTTCTTGTTTCGTTGTTATCATATAAAACATAGCCTACGCTGTCTACGTGATAAGTTGGTTTATAATTGGCGGTAAATGAGTTGTATGTTTCATCCCATGATTTTCTTCTTATTGTCAATTCAATTATATCTTTATCGTAAATTGTTGCCTTGGGATTATTAATATCAGATTCTTGTAATATTGCAATTTCATATTTGTCATCTATATTTTTAATTAAATAACAATCAGTCCATTCTTGGATTTTATTTATTATATCTCTTACGCTTGTTTGTGTATTAATCGCAAAATTTAATGCCATTTTCTTTTCGTAAAAGTAATTTGCAGCAATAATAAAATTGGATTTATTTATTGCGCTTGAATCCAATCCTAATCCATATTGTTTATTAGTCAACAAATCATATATTATACCCGCAGGATTGTTCCCGATATAAGCCGCATACCAGTATCCTTCTTCCTTTACTTTTATATTGTCATACGGCAATCCGGTATCAAGTATTTTTTTTACTTTAAATTTATAATTCGGTATATTTATTCTGCCAACATCCAAATCTATATTATACATAAAAACATGAGCAATCCCCTTTAATTTAGTAGCAAACAATGTATATACATCTCTAATCGGTGGTATGTTTAGAATATCGTGACCTGTCGGTGATGTTAATGGCAGCTTATAATTTTCACCGTCGCCGCCAGACTGATAATAATGTAATGGGTGCATATCTGAGAATTCAATTTGTGGCGACTGACCATAATTATCCAAATGATTTTCTATTGGCCTTTCATCGTCTAATATCCAATGCTGTACTTCATCATAAATACCTACATGGCTTAATTTCTCGATAATATCCCACCAATCCCAACCAAACAATTTATATTTATACAATTCCCCAGTATATTTTGCAACCGGAACCAGCTTTCCCATGCCTAATACCAGCCATAGACATATTTTGTAATAATCACCTTCGCCGCTATTTTGTTTGTCGGCGTACCATGATATAATATTTCCAGCAACACAATTGTACCCATATAGTAAAGGAACAACTTTACCTTCTGACAATTCTGTCACTTCCATTTCGCTTATTGTCTGCTGTTCTGCGTCCGGCAGACTGGCAATTGCATCTTGGGCTTTAGACGCATATACCGCGGCAACAACCGCACCGGCAGCTACAAGAACTAATGCTATTATAGACAAAGGATCGACACCCATTTAAACCCTCACAATTCTAAAATTATTTGTTATTCTATTTTTATATTCATTTGACAAGGGGACTATACAAACCCCTCTGCCATTTATTGAATGTGTAATTAAATTATTTCCTAGATATAATGCCACATGATTAGATACTTTTGAACGTATAGAAAATATTATAATATCACCTTTTGTTAAATTATTTTTATTTACATTTACAAGTCTATATCCTTTTTTTATATTTTCATTTATTGAACCTGTGATATGATTTAATATCACTTCTGTTTCTGTAAATTTATGCCAAAATCTAGGGTAATATTTATATGCTATATTTTTTAAAATTCCGATTTCTTTTAAACATGCTGCAATGAATAGAGCACAATCTGCCCCTCGCTTTTTGTCCATTTTGAAATGAGCATAGGGTGTTCCTAACCAATCTAATAATACCGTTAATAATCGGTACCATATCATCTTATCATAAAATATCGACATCATACAACACCCCAATTTACAGGATTAGGCGGTTTGGGAACAAAATACATTCCAACGAAATTATCTATATTACCATGAACATTATGACACGTTTCAGGCGTTTTGTCACATCCCGCAAATAAATTAACAGTATCTCCGGTATTAATATTTCTATATGGAAAATGTAAATAAATTTCATTGCCCGTTTGTTTTGTTATCAATCTAGGTTCACTATTATATTGACACTCTCCCAATGTATAAAAATTGTCTGGTAGAATTGACGATGTAACTAATGTGAGATGTGCGTTGTCATTTGGGTCAACAATAATTTCATATGGGTCTGCTATTTTATGAGCTTGACAAACGTCACCATACAAAACATTATTGCAATATGACTGTATATATACACCCGGCACTTTTGCATTCAATTCGTTCATTGAAGATAAGCATTCGGCAGTTGCAGTATGTTTACTTATTGAAATAGCATTTATTTTGCCATTAAATACTAATGCAAATTCAGTGTAATCGTCCATATAATATCGTCTTATTCTTACTGTTGTAGGGTATACGGGAAAGGAAGCAACAAATTGATAAAATGCTGTCGTAATAGGTGCTGTAATATTCACTTTTACAGTGCCGTCTTCAAGGTTTTTGTCGAATGTACTTCTCTGTATTGGTACCGCTTGATACGTATTTCCATCTATTGTAACATCTTCGCTGTAAGAAGTATAGTAATAATCATTTAATGAATTGTGAAAATAATACGTTTCAAGAAAATCACACATTTGTTCTCGCGAATCTTTTTCTTGAATGCTCATTATGATTCTTCCTCCAATTCATATTCATTCGGAAGTTCTTTGTATTTGATTGACAAATCGCTTATTTTATTATTCGAAAAATCCAGATTCAATTCATCATCTGCAAATCTGACTAATAATAATCTGCCAAAAAACAAAATATCATCCTGATTAATATTTTTATTCATTGGTGTTTGCAATATAATGTTTTCATAATTATAATTTTCTACTACGGCCACTACTTTACGTGATATATAATCACCTGTTTCCAGTAAGATAAAAATTCTTTCATACCCTTGGTCTATTTTATTGTACCCGCAATGTTGTATCGTAATAACAGAATCATCTATAGAAACATTTTGAGCAAGCCTAAAACTATTTTTCCACCAGGGTAACCAGAATCTTTTCAGCATTCCTTGTTGGTTAATAAAAAAATTTATAATATAATATTCATCATCTTTTGTCAAGTTACTATATCTATATGTTATTTCGTAACCAATGGAATTACTTAAATTATATATATCCATTTGAGTACCGGGGTAATTTATAAATTCACTATTAGTGTCAAATGTTGAAATAGGATTTTCAACCCAATTAGGCTTCCTGGTAAATACAGTTGTTGTCCTTGTCAAATCCTGCCAGTCATTAGCCATATCAGTACCCGAATGTATTTTGTTCTTTAAATGTCAATTCAATAGTTGTCATTGTATCTGTATTATCTATTCGTCTATGAGATTTTAAATACGCTTCAAATATAGGGTATATTACAGTACGCTCTCTGGGAAACTCACCTGTAATACAGTCTATTAAATTGATAGTATTGTCATTTTCCACATTGTCAATTAATAATATTTCAGCACCGATTAAATCGAGTTTGTCTATGATAATAACATATATTGTCATATTTTTTAAATTGTAATATCCGGCTATATTATTTACCTCAATAGAATTTAAGCCCGCGAGCGAACCGGTACCAACAGGTAAACAAGGTTCTGTGAATATCGGAATTGTCATTTTTTCTGCGTGGTGCTCAACAAGATAATTCCACACGTCCTCATAATTATTATTTCCTGTGTATGTGAATGTTTCTTCGCGTAATGGTATTCTTCTCAATGGTTTTCTCTGCTCATATTTTCTGCGTGTAATTGATATTGGGGTTTCAAAAGAATATGATAATTTAACTGGATAATTCCAATCCGGCATGAAATAAAATTCACCAATGGACGGGGCGACATCGCCCTCGTCCTTGTAGTGTGAATCACCATAATCAAAATTGCTTCCGTAAATTGCCATTATTATTTTGCCCTTTCGTCAACATCGTCAGTGACTTCCGGGTCAAGAATCTGAAATGCGCGATATACCAATAGCGGAGGATATAATTTTGATATCTGGCTTTTTAACATCACGATATCTTCTGTCCTGATATCAATGGCGCCTTTTCCCTCCAAGTAAATTTTTTCGGCAAGTTGAGCCCGATAAAATTTCTTTTCGGCAGACAAGTTTTTTTCATCAGGACTATTTGCCATTAGTGCATTAATGCAAATATTTTTCAGTTTAACATTTTGTCCAGTACCTTCGGTAATTACGCCACCATCTAAATCAACTTTGGCACCGCACCCTGGACAAATGTATACCTGTTTTTTTTCTTCAATGCACTTGCCGGTAATATCTCTTAGTTCTTCATTAAAGTTAACTCGCACAACTACCCCCTTCTTAATTTATATAGTTCCTGTGGTGTCATATTGATATATTTATCATATGACTTCTTGTATTTGTCAATTTCTATTAACCATTGTTTTGCTCTCTCTTTATGCGCTTTAGACACATTAGGGTTTTTCAATACCTTAATTAGTTTTTCTTCTGTCATGTTTTCATCCATAATCAATCCTTATTTTAAAAATTTATCTCTGAACTCTTCTCAAGATAATAATTCAGCTTTTCTATATTTGTTCATGTTTTATCAGGTCTTTCTTTTGCAAAATTTTCTATAGACATATTCAAGAGTTTGTCATATAACGATTCATAATATTCTAATTTGGCCTGATGATTTTTAATAGATGTTTTCAAGCTTTCAATATGTGACTTACATCTATTCATGTAATGTCTGAAAGATTCGACGACCTCATCGTATGTTTCCAAAATTTCTTTGCCTTTCATATATTATCCTTTCCTTAATTAACCTGGTGGTTGACCAAATGGTATATAATAAGTACTACTATTGACAAATATTTTTATCCAACCTTGCCAGCTACTTTGGACCCATGTTGCTTCATCAGCATCCTGAAACTGCACATCTTCAGTAGCATGATGATGAGTTATATACTGATTACCTCCATCTATGCTTATATTAGTTTTATTTACTGTAGTATCCAGATTTAGAGTTCGTATCTGTAATTTGTCTGAATATTGTCTTATCTCCATCATGCCAGGCAATATTGTGTCATAGTCTGCCATAATAATATGTGCGGCTGCTGTTGACAAACCATTTGACCATACCGAATCGCCTTCAATAATTAAATACGCTCGTTCATTGGTATCACTTTTTATATGCAAACCCAGCCCGGATAAATCGCCTGCTGCCGTGACAATATTATTTAGCGGTGCACTCGTGTTTATCCCTATATTTCCATCTCCTGTTATTGTTACTCTATTAGCGTCATTTGTATGAAATTCAATAGGCTCATTTCCTACCTGATTGATTATCAGTCCTGAATTCTGATCTGATAATAATACCCCCTTGTCTTGAAATCTATTAGGAATATATGTTGGTGGACAGGCAAAGATACCAATTCTATTATCACCATAAGAAACAGCATCAATTCCAGCGGTTGCCGAGACAGAATCAGTTGTATTAATTACTCTGATAAGAGTATGCGTGTTTTGATCTTTTACTATTTCTAATTCATTATCAGGAGAATCTGTTCCTATACCAATAAATCCATTTGCACCATTTACAAAAAAAGCATTGTCTTTCCCACTTGCACGTATTATAGTATTATAATTCCCCATATTATAATTAATGACAGTACCGATTACTCCCCCGTCAATCATTAATCTATTGACAGAAGTTGAACTCCAATCAACCTGATCCCCTTCTGCAACACCAAAACTTCTACCCATTATTTCCCAAGCACTTGCAATGCCCCTTATCATTCTGTGAAAAGAATTTACATTTTCTGATTCCCATCTGTTATCTGTATTATCATAATATACTCCGCTTGAAATATAAAACTGTTCACTATTAGATGATATTGCATGATTAGTTTGATTACTGGCCCCTAACATTTCAATTACGCATTTAAAATCAGTATCCCAATTTCCCGGTTGACAATTTATTCCTATAAATCCATGCTGATTTATTTGTAAAGTTAAATTATTAGTTGTTTCACTATATAATTTTGAATGATGGTGGCCGTGTGTTGTGGCCTTTGTGCCTGTTACAGTGTCTTCATACAGGGAGTCCAATGTATCTTTCCAGCATTGTTCTTCCCGTGCTCCCCAAGGCCGAGGTGTTGTTGCTGTGTTAATATCATGTCCTCTATAGTTCATATTCCCAGTCTCCTTTTTATTTTGTAAGCATTATTACTTATTATATTTAATATCATTTCTTCACCGGGTTTTTGTGACAAATATTGACCGAATATATTCGGGTCAACTATATTTGTTATTTGTAAATTAGCATCCTTACCGGGTGTGCCGGATTTCGCTACTCCGCCCTCTGCATATCGACCAAAGGAGGGTGACCTGGGGGCAAGGTTGCCGTAACCTGCAAACAATTCTTTAGGAATCGCGCGTCGCCTTATTGCCTCCATTACCCCCTTGCCATAGTAATTTACTGCATTCAAAGGTTCTACAAACTCTCCGCGAGTAAGCCGCGCTGGTACTTTGTCAATCCCAGAAGGCCCCTCAACCTCTCCTCCGAGTGCCATACCTTTCGGTGGGCCTGCTATTGTTTGGGCTAAAATATTGCCTATTTGTACACCCACCGACGCCGCAATTGTAGCAGCCAGAAACCCATATGGATCAACTGTATATGACTTAGTAATTGCCAGGGCACCATTCACCGCAGCCTCTGCCGCAGCCGCCGCCTGTGTCAAGTAAAAAAATGCTTCAACATGTTCGCCGCTGGCAGAATATAATCCGGAGAAAACATTTTTCATGTTTCCCGCCGCTTGTGTTGCGACTTCCAATCGCTGTTGTTGCATTCGCATCTCATAATCAACTAGTAATCTCGACTGTTCTTTTTGCCAGGTTATTTCAGCACGGTGTAAGTCACGCTCAACATTCAATGAATTTTTTATAATATTCTGTCTTTCATCTTCTTGACGCCGTTGAAGTTCTAACACCTGTTGCTGATATTCATTTGCACTTTCATATTTTGCCCTGTATTCAATATCGGATAATAACTTATTTACTTGTTCTTGACTAGAAGCAAGTTCACTGTTAGCTTCTGCCTCTTCACGTTTAAGATTTATTAATTCTCTTTCGTACTGTACTTCACGAACGAGAATATCTTCACGTATTTCACGTTGTTTTGTTTCATCATCTGTATTAGCATACAGGTTATTAAGTGCGTCTATCTCAGTATTATATACTGATTCTGCAAGCTGTCGCCGCGCGTTATAATATTGCTCAACACTTAATTCCCCGTCTTTATACGCATTATCCAACTCTTGAAAAGCAGTTTTAACCTGTTCATTAAACAATTTTAAAGAAATTGCAGCAGCCTTTGATCCTTCCTCTATTTTTTCAAATGGTGTCGCAGTTGGTGTCGTAGGTGCTGTCGCAGTTGGTGTTTCAGACGGTTTAATGCTTTTTAATGAGTCACTGTATTCTTTATAATAGCCAGTTGACATTTTGGCCATTTTTATTATAGCTTTGTTATACCTTTCAATTTTTTCATTAATAGCTGTAATTTCTTTACCTTCTGATTTTAATACGTCTCGCTCTTTTTCAAGTTCATCTCTACGAATTTTAAATATTTTTATTTGTTCTGCAAAATAATCAATGTAAGCCGCATTCTGTCGTTGTTCGTAATTTAACCTTTGCCATATAATAACATTATCATTTAATGCGTTTGTTAATTCCCTAATCAATGTAATCATTGCAGGTGAGAATGCTCTTGTTAGGGCAATACCCAAATAATTTATTGAATTTGATAACAATTTAATTTGATTTTCCGGTGACTGCATCATAATGCCATAAGCGGTTTGCATTGATCCTGCCGCGTCGTCCATTTCGCTGAGCACGCTTTCTAAATCCTCTAAATTATTTGTCAATGCAATAATAGCCTGACCAGCCCTAACATCTGGTATTATCTGCCTCAGCCCTTCAAGGTCAAGACCAAGCTTCTGTATCTGTCGTAAAGTAGGTATCCACCCTTTCCATTCAATACCCATTTTACGCATAGCCTCTTTTGCCTGCTCTGTTGGTGCGGTAAGGGCAAGAATACCAGAACGCAAAAACGTAGTTGCCTGGCGCGCATCAATACCCTGCTTAGTTAATACAGCAATTGACGCAGCGATATTTTTGAAATCTTCATCCGCCGCAGAAGCTACAGGTAATACCGTACCTACACTGGCAGCAAGCTGTTCGAATGTAATTACACCTTCTTTTACTGTTTGGAATAATATATCATAAATATTTCCAAGCTCCGACATGCTCTTGCCGTATGCATTTATAACAGATAACCCTGCATTAGCAGCTGTTTTCGTATTGGTGACACCGGCAATAGCCGCCTTGGACGATTGTTCTAATACGCGTGCGGCATCGGCAACACCAACTCCGGCGCTCACTATATCATATAGAGCATTCGCCAGTTCATCGGCAGACTGAGGTACTTTAGCAGTTAATTCCAAAATAGTATTTTCAAATTTTTTTAAACTACGTTCGCTAAGATTGGTAAGGGTATTAACCTCCAACATTTTCTGCCGAAATTGTATAAATGGCTGGGTTAATTTTTTTAGCGAATACACAACTGCTGTAATTCCACCAGCGTAAAGTAACCAGTTTTTCTTTAACGAAGCAAAAACGCTCTTATTCTGTTTTTGAAATTTATTTAATTCGTTGGTAACTAATCCGAAATCCTTTTTCAATTCGGATATTTCACCACGAAGAGATATAACTAAATCACCAATTTCACGATCCATTGCCATGACGAATTAACCTTTGGAAAAATGACTTTGCTTTTTTACCATCGTTTGATACTTTACTTCTCCGTTCCTTGCTTGTGCGTATGCGTTCCTTAAATTCGTAATCATCCATAAATCTTTTGAAATCTTTGTTGCTTGCATGATAGCTTAACCTGGTTGATGATGCTATTATCTTTTGTAAAATTTCCTGTTCTCTAACATAGTTACGTGATGCAATTTTTATAAACTCAGTTAATAATGGTAGCGGATACGTGGACACGATATCTTGGTACCGGTGTCCACGTGATATTAAAAATTCCGCTCCTTCAATCAGGCCCCCGTCATTTCCTTCATTATCTGCAATGCGGGGGCGAGTAAGTTTTTTAATGTTAATACATTTTGTTTGAAAATTGTAAGAGATAGTCTCACAGTTAGCGTAAGGTCAAGTCCCGAAACTTCATCTTCCGGCACACCTACGGTAATACCTATAATAGTTTTCAGTTGAGGAATAATCAAAGTTGCAGCCGACATAAATTTTTTTTCGGCAGACTCTAATGTTATTCCAGCCTCTTTAAACTTAATTGCCAAAGTGCTTAATACCGGTAACAGCTTTTCAAGCTTTTCAAGTGTCCACGGCCTTACTTCATATTTGTCAATATATTCTACCTCTACCAATTTTACTTTTTTCTTTGACATGTTTTACCCCTTCGTATATGTCAATTAATTATCTCTAACTTTCAGGTGCTACATCACCCTCGGTATCAATTACCATACCATATGGTGATGTAGGGTGATTTGCAGAATCATCGAGAACTTCAAAATTGATTTCAAACTGCGCCCACTCGTCGGAAATAAAATTGATGTCCCCATTCAGTGATAACTTTACACGCCACATTACCACTTCGAAATCAAACCCAAACGTAGCATTACCAACGAACCTGAGCAATCCTTCACACTCTGCATTAGTAGCAGGATATACAACAGGATAAGAGTGGGCTTGATACGTATAATCAACGTGCAGTGTCTGACCATCTGCGATACTACCTCCCACGACGATAAATATACGACCGATTGTGTAGTCTATCCGATAATCGGTATTTTCTACGTAGTGAGTAGTACCTGCGACATTAGTAACGCTGACTGTGCCTGTGGCAAGTTTACGGTGCGGTAGTTTTATCCATTTACCAGAGTGCGCGGTTATCGGCGCATTAATTTGGTTACCGTCATCCTGGGTAAGATATGATACATCATCTGAATATAAGGCAAGTGCAAGATTATCAATGTTAATTTCGTCTAAAGTGAACTTGCCATTTAACTCAGTTGATATTACCGCTGTTTTGTCCTTTTTCTTCACACCTTCCATCGAGCTAAAATGTTCCAATAGCTCGTTTTCAGGGGTAAGGGCGAAGCTGGGATCATTCCCAAGGTCAAGCTCACCGGTCAGATTCCCATCATCATCAAACCGGTCAAAATAGAGTTTTCCTTTCCCAACAAGATAATTATCGGTACTTGGTGCAGAATTAGACATAAACAACCTCCTATGGTTAGATTTAATTAATAGTTTTCTTTTGTAAATGGATTACCGTAAGTATATAAATAATCAATTTCATATTCTTGTATTACCGCTCCCAACTCATTGTCGGGAAAATTATATTCAGATACATTTTTGCGCAAATTTTCAATATACGGTTTTATTATAGTTCCTGTTAATATTTCAGTCATTATCGCTTTGTGGATTAATGCCTCAAAATATTTTGCCTGGAGATATAAATTTTCTTTCGAACCGGTAACGACAAAATATGTTTCCAATATGATCGCCGAAGTGTTATGCTCTAATCTATTACGAGACTCCCAACCGCGCGGTTCCTCGTAAATAGCGGTAAACGGGAATACTGCCGTTTCGCGGTCTACTGGCTGCATCGGCGATATCATTACCTGATTAATTTCTGGAATACTGCTTATCAGGATGTCAAAGCCATTAATAATATGTGTTATAATTGGTACACTTGCCATATTATACGATTCCTTTCAAACTTTTTTTTATCTTCGGCTTTACCCATTTTAATATTGGTTTCGGATGTATCCGTGCACGCACTTTTACTTTCTTTTTAAGAACGAATAATGGGACGATATTACCGAATGTCTTGCCAACATTTTTTCCCTTTTGTCGCTTTTGTTTACCAAAAATAATCAAATTGCCTCTTTTAGATTTAGCGATAAATGTATCACCAAAAACATTTTTATCCTTCGGCTTACCGCGTGGTACTCCCCTACCAGTCTTAGCAGCACTAAGAGGTATAGCCAACATTTTTGCGCTTTTGGGACGTATCGTAGTCACCTTTCCTTTTTTGCCTACATGTGTAGACGCATACTTGGCCCCAAATTTTACACCAGCACGATAACCAGTCGATATTTTTTTTACCCGTAATGGCTGCAATGAACTTGACAGCTTACCAGTACGTTTACGAAGCCTCGTTCTGGTTGTACCTCCAGTAAGATAATTGGCACGAATATGAGTTACTAATAGTCTACTATGCGTTCGTAAAACATGTATGACTCTTTCCTCAATGCGCTTAATTTCACGTTTTAAATTTTGTATAACTTCCTTTTTGCCTCTAATCGCCATACCCTTCCCCAAACACATCCTCAATTGTCAATGCCTTACCGTCATCATCCGGTATAATTATTTTGTTATTATCCCGCAATGTCTTTGCCACTTCCAATGTAACCATTTCAGTGCTTCCATCAAGATAGGTAACTACTATCATAATATATCCTATATAGTTATTTTATAATTACGGTCGAGTGCAGCCTTTACTTCAGGCAGCCACTCATTCATTTCCCATTTATTAACAGAGCCGTCCGGGAACACTTGTGAGCTTAACCCTGGGTCTTTTCTCCTGCGCCACTCGTAACACATCTGTTTTAATAATTTTCTCTCAAGTGCCGCAGGCATGTTACTTTGCCCGGTAATGGTTGACCTGTCTAAATATTCAACTGCCTCGTTAACGATGTATGTTATCAGACTGGTTAACTCAGTATCCTCAGTGTTATCAGTTTTCCCCAAATTTAAACTATTTTTCAACTTATCCAGTGTAATATTCGTTGCCATTATATATACTCCTTGATTATATTTACCAGCCTTAATGCGCGATGATAATAAGTGTGTTTACTTTTTACTTCATTATATCCATTAAGAGCAATATTGTTCAATAATTTTTCATTTCTCAACAGACTTCTTATTTTGTAAATACAATCAGTTATTGTATTATAATAAACGAGATGTTTATAGTCCTCAAACAATTCATTAACCTTATCGGTTTTGTTTGTCACAAGGCAAGTTCTACATCCCATCGTTTCAAAGGTCCGGTAATTGATGTCGTTTTTATAGTTACGGTTCCAATGTATTTTATAAGAATTAATTGCCGAAACCATTTTATTGCCAAGCACAAAAATATCTTGCTTGAAGTTAAAGTTCCTTGAAAGTGTCTGCAACCACTTCGCGCGATTAAGTTTACTACCACAAAAACCAACATCTATACTTTTGGCAATTGGTAAAGGTTTTATTAAATCATCCGGATAACAGTTAGGAAACCAGATTGACTTTATCGGTTTAAAATATTTCAGATAGCTTGAAGTTGAATTAAGCAAGATATTCACCTTCGCGTTTACTGCAAGCGCCTGATGTCTATTTAATGCACAATGCGAATCAATGCTCCAAAATATTTTCAATTTCTTACTTGCCGACAATGCATCAACCGGTAGCCAAGGTTTACGAGAATAATTTTCAAGAATAAATATTACATCACTCCAGGATTCCATTTTACGAAATGGGATATTATAATTCTTATGCCCGACCCCCCATGTCACTGCTTCGACTCCATCAATACGATTAAGCGCACGAGTCATACATAGGCATTCTCTATATTCTTTATTTTCAGTATGTCCACCGGCTGATTGTAATATTAATATTTTCATATGTATTTACTATTTTCCAAAACGTTTTTTGTAATTGTAAACAATAGTTTTAATGCCTTCAATTAAAATTAAAACAATGGAAATGACAATACCGACAACTACAAAACACATAACCATAAAACCTGCCATAACACATGTTTTGGGATTATAATTATAAAACCAAATAGCACCGAGCACTGTTAAAAATAATCCCAAAGGATAGATAATAAAAATAAAAATCAGTTCATCAAAAACATCCATTATTTGTTCTAAAATAAATTTAAATTTGTTCATATTTACCCCACACAATACTTTTTGTCAAGCCTCTGCTTAACGGCACGCGCATAATTAGGATTCTTTTCCCACCACCCCCGGTAAACATTTTTGTTGTATGATACCAATTTCTTTGACATTCTTTTAGCCATATCTTCGGCTTCACACAACTTAACCCTTACAATTTTATCATGCTCAGTATTTTCCTGGTGTAAATCATTTATCTCCCGTAATACCTCGCACACTGTTCTTACAGCAGCCGCATCTCGCATACTCATTTGTACCACTCCGGATCAAAATCACATCCAATATATTTTACTATCTCCATTAATAGATGTCCGTATTTATTGAACGGGAAAAGATGATGACCTTCTATATATTTTCCAGCGTGCAATCTCTTAACATTTACAGCATGGTGCCGCGACACCGCATAAATCGGTATTTTATTTTTTGGATATTTCTTCAAATTTATTACCGGGACTGGACGTCTGTTTAACATGCTACGTATCAATGATTCATCAGAAAACTTGCCAAATGGTAACGATATACTTTCCTTGCCGTCAATTTTTGACACATTACCAGTCCAGGTTATAAATTGTTCCCATTCAAAATATAATGGATTCACAAACTGGCTAAACAAATACCCCTCACCGGTACACCACGGAGTGGGAAACTTGCCGTTGCCATACCACTCTGAACCGACTGTGAGCAGGTTTTCCCGCACCCTGCGGCTTAATCGCTTTTCAAAATATTTACGACATAGAGGTATTATATCAACATCATTCATTACACATATACTGTTACCATAGTTACACGCTAAAAAATATCGTATTATTTTCGCTTGGTTCCCAGTGTCTATTCCCTTTATCGGATCGAACCGATAAATAAAATCAGGTTTAGCTATATTCAGGAGTTTCATTCTGAATGAATCATTATCGGAAATCAAACCTATTATAACCCTCGCCTCTGGGAAAAATTTGCGGTATGCGGCTACAGTAACCGGCAATATACTAAAATAATTAGGGTTTTCATTCAGTCCAATAATCACGTTTACTTTTTGCACAATAATACCTCGTAGTCAACGTTTTTATTCCCGGCATTCGTCTCCATCACTTCATATCCCATTCGCACTAATTTTAATATACATTTCTCAGTATTTTTCAGGTTATAGGGTACGGTTTTCTTGCGGTGATGGAAACGTATACATACCTGTTTTATATCTATCTCTGGCAAGTGCATCAATACAGGGTATTCCGCCCCTTCAATATTCATCTTCAATACGGAAATGTTTTTATACATCTTAATCAACGTTGGAATACTTATTGTATGGAATTTTGTTGTCATTCTCCCACATGAATATATAGAATTACCATTAGTCATTAAATTAGACATCGTCATTCCATTGTCATTTGGGAATAGTCCCCTTTTTATATAAACAAATTTTGGTTCCTTTATTTTACTAACTGTCTTTGCGGCCAATGTTGTTGGATCAATACCAACTACAAAGCAATTTGTCAACTTAATCATAGCCAGGTCAAACGATATATCATTGCCCAAACCAGCCGATATAATATAACAGAAGCTTGGTCTTGACCTTTCTGTATCTGTCGTACTGTTTTGTGGTACGATGTTTGGATCGATATACCACCCACCATATTTACTACCTATCCGCTTAATCATCTTTTATATCTCCCTTTGTTAAGATGTGGAAATGGTATTAGAGGTATATTGTTTATATCCAAAAATTTACACAGCTTTACCCACCCATCACCACGTTCGAAACACATAGTCATAAAGTTATCACGATTTTTAAAATAATCCGACACCATTTTATTATGTTTATTATACCTATCCATAAACCTTTCAAGCGACGGGGTATTAGGCTTCCCACGCCACTGGCCGCGGTCGCTTTTTGCCAAGGATAGAGCGTCCTTTCGCAACGTCAATATGAATTTACTATTAGGATACCAAACGTCAAGCTGTTTAAATAGAAACATCCAGGGCGCATCACTGAATGCCTCGTACATATTTGCCCGCTCTTTTATCTTGTCAAAATATATCGGCCATTTTTTAGGATTGTTGTACCAGTTATCTTTGAGTATAAACCATGGGCGATCCAACACCTTATAACCAAGCACACGCATTGCTTGTCCGAAACTCTTCGTTCCGGTTTTAAACATCCCAATGCAAAAAACTTTATTTTTCAACGCCATATGGAAACCTGTGCTTTTTATACAATTCTGATTCCTCGTAATTTACAAAATAATTATACACTTTCATATCCCTCGTAAATAATGAAGTCCATGGACGTAAACCATTTTTATATTTAAACGGAGGATTTTTGAAATCAACACGTTTGAAACCCACAACCCTGATCTTTCTTAAAAATGGCAATTGCGCATCATGGCAAATTATTGTATCAGTAAATTTCGTAGCGGATAAAATTAACGGCCTACGCAATTTGTTTACTGTATCAATAAATACCAGGTCAAATCTGCTTATGATATGTTCAACATGGTGCATAACCATATCTTTTTCCAAAAATATCACCTTATGATTAAACCTGCCACGTAAATATTCCGCCCATTCATGGTGTGTCTCTATTGTAGTTATATTGTCAATGTGCCTGGAAAATATAGATGTCGAAAATACCCCGCCACCAAATTCAAGAACTGACCTTGGTGCGTATTTGTCAATATACTCTAACAATACCGGCACGTGGCTTGATGTAGTTTGACCAAAGTTATATATCATACCGTTTCCCCTTATCTTACTTTTACATATGTTCCGTTGGCCCTCACCTGTTGACCGATGAATCTACCATAACGCAATGAACTAGGAAATGGAATATCATCATCTGAAAATTTTTTGTGGCTCGTGTGAGTTAAACACCTATCTTTTACTAGAGGGTATATTTTATGTGCGAGAAACCCTTGGTCGCTTTTACCGTCTTTTTTACAATATTCCTTACCCTTAAATTTCTCTGCGCGAAGTGCGGTTATCCACTCGCGATAAACTTTTAGGAAAACCTCATCCGGTATAAATCCTTTAACAGCACCCCACATACCTCCCATCATCGGGGATGTGTGTTTTTTATGGTCACGCATTATGTGTACTGGTTTACCTGATTTAATCCAGTCCGCGACCGCATCTGCCTCTTTCCTATTTA